TCGTGTAGGTCCCGATCCACAAGCTTTAAGAAATCCTAAACCTAGAGTAGAATTTATTAATGAAAAAATAGAGATACCAATTTTTGATTTAAATACTTTAGTCTTTAATGCTACACCAAAGGCTATTGGTGAAGTTGGATCAGTAACAGTGAGTGTATCATGAGTTTTACATTAACAACATTGACAGATTCTATAAAAGAATGGACAGAGAATGATGAGTCTACATTTGTAGCTGAGATACCTTTTTTTATAAAAAATGCAGAAGAAAGAATATTTAAATCTGTAGATCTAGATTATTTTAGAAAAAATGTTACTGGAACTATGACAAGTGGAAATAAATTTTTACAAAAACCAAGTGATTATTTAGCAGCGCATTCTTTATCTTTTGTAAAAGATAGTTCAAATATTTTTCTTCTTCAGAAGGATGTGAATTTTATTCAAGAATATAGTCCAGACCCATCTGTTACAGGTGTTCCTATTTATTATGCTCAATTTGACGTTGATAATTTTATTGTAGCACCAACACCAAACAGTAGTTTTGCAGTTGAATTACATTATTTTTACAGACCAGCATCGTTAACAACAGACGATTCTGGTACAACATGGATAAGTACAAATGCACCAGATGCATTGTTGTACGCTTGTTTAGTTGAAGCGTATACGTTTATGAAAGGGGAAAACGACTTAATCCAACTTTATACATCTAGATATGGAGAATCTCTTGCACGATTGAAAAATTATGCAGAAGGAAGAAATTACTCGGATAGCTATAGAGATGGATTAGTTAGACAACCAAGAACATAATGAAATTAAAAAATAAAAGTATAGCTATTGTCGGTCTTGGCAATAGTTTTTCAGAGTACATATTAGCCAAAATTAGAAGTGAAAAGTTTGATGAAGTCTGGGCAATAAACGCAATGTCTGGAGTTATATATCATGATAAATGTTTTATGATGGATCCTCCATCTAGATTTCTTGATACACCTAATGCAGGAAAACAAACTAATATAATGGCAGATAGGTTAAAGACAAAGATTAATGTTCCTATATTTTCTTGTACATTAGATGAAAGATGTCCAGATGTTGTTGAGTATCCATTGCAAGAAGTTTTACAAAAAACCAAATACGCATATTTAAATAACACTGTGGCTTATGCATTAGCTTATGCGATAGCAGAAAAAGTTAGTGATTTACATTTATATGGTATAGATTTTACACATAAAGCAATAAACTTTGCAGAAGCAGGAAGAGCTTGTTGTGAGTTTTGGTTAGCAATTGCAGTATCTAAGGGAATAAAATTACACATAGCAAACAATTCTTCTTTATTAGACACCAATGTTTCAGACGAGCAAAAATTATACGGGTATCACAGATTAGAAGATCCACTTGTATCTACGACCACACAAGGTGAGATGTTAATTACTAAAAAATCAAAACTAGAACCTCCAGAACCCTTAGATGCAACGCCTAATATAATTGGTAGAGAGGATATACCTGGAGTAACATTTGAGGAGAAAAAAGATGTTTAACGTAGGAGTATCACAAGCTGGAAAAGTAAATGTAATGACTTCAGATAAAGGTGGTTTAACAAATGAACAGATAGCAGATTTAGCAGTTGATAAAATAGTTAGTATATCAGATCAAGCACCTCCACATGTTAGACAACAAGCTAATCAATTTAGAGAACATCTTAAGAATGTTTTGTATCATTATCTCCTCTTGGCAAGAAAGGAAGAGCGTGGTACTATAATTCAAGCTTTAAGATCAAGTGGTCAAAAGGAAACGGCTGAATATATAAGGAGACTCTAATATGGCTATAGCACAAGCAATGTGTA